GAACGTGCTTGGTCGTAGTTGACTTGACCCAAAATATCTTTAATCACTTTTTTTCACCTTTCGTTTGCGGTTTCTTCTTGCGAAACTCCCAAGGTGGTTGCACATTGGGATCTGACCACAAGCCCCGTCTGGCTGTCTTGGCCTGTGTCTGAGCGGATTGTAATTGGGTATCGCGTTTGGCGTATTGCTCGTACCAGTGTGCCATTCCAGTTTCGACCATCGTCAAACTGGCATCTTTGCCAGCGATTTCAACTCTCGCCAGCAGTCGTCCGTAGCGGTCTTTTTTGCCCGGTTTGATGGTGACGGTTTGGCCGAATACCAGCCCTGATAGGGCTTGTTTGCTAGCTTGCCCGAACGGTTGTTTCAATTCAGGCGCGTCAATGCCGTCCAGCCTGATCTTGATTGTTTCGTCCGTCCTGACCGTGATCGTATCGCCATCGTAAACGGCGATTACTTTGGCTTCAAACGGTGGGGCGAACGTGAGCAGGAGCGTGGCGAGCGTGGCTAAGAGCATTCTAAATCAGCTTTCTGGACTAGTAAAAGGTCGGATACATCAATCCAGGCCGTTTGCTCTCGCATGGACAGGAGCGGCCATTCCAGATCAAGAGCCGCGCGAACCGTTTCGGCATCGCTGGAATCATCGTTTCCAGCCAATTGCAGATCATGGAGCTTGAGCAGGGATACAAGGCAATTGCGAAAGTGGTTCGGTAGTGCAGGCTTGATCATGTGCCGTTCCCGTTCGGTGGTGCTGGATCGTTTGCATCTGTCCACAATTCCAGTCCACAGGCTGCAATAAACACCTCAAAGCCGGGATCTGGACTGCCTGGCACCGTGATTGGTGCGTTGCCGTCAACGATGATTCCGTCCGGAAATGCAATCGTGATCGGTTCGTTATTGCTATCAACTCCGATATCGGCTTGAAATCCAATCGCCAGAAACCACGCCAGAGCCTGATTTAAGCATGTCCGGTTGATTTCGTTTGGAGATTGGTAATAGAGTCCACCGTTTGAACCCCACCATTCGTCGCCAGTGGAAATCTCTTTTAGGCGGATTGACGCCTCTGAGAGGTTGCCGGATAGACAATCGGCGAATGTTTGGCGATTGGCTGGGAGGACGGCGAAATAGATTCGGAGAGGGATTTGCGTCATGACCAGGTGATCCCCCATTTCGCGGCTGTGTAGGTCTTCCATGCTTGGTCTTCGGTACTGTTTGACTGGCGAGGCAGGACGACCAGCTCATAAAGCGACGAATTGAAATAGTATGACGTTGCAGCCCTTCCGACCATTGCTGTGCCCGCTTGTGGTGTTCCGGTGTTCTGAGTCATCGTCCCGGTTGTGTTTGCTGTGCCTTGCGATGTCCTGAGAAAGTAGTTTCCGGTCGTGTGTGACCCGTCATAATTTGCGATATACCCCACAACAGATCCGGTTGTCACTAATTGACCGATTTTTGCCCCCCACTGTGTGAGTAGTAGAGAACCCGTAGTTGGCTCGCCCCAAAGCATGCCTGATGCACCAGCTACACCTGTACCTGGCGAAGAAAAGGCAACGCCGATAGTCGATGGCTGTTTGAGTACCGCATAAAACGTGTACCCGCTTGCCAAAGACGGAAAACTCGCAATGTCCATCCATTGGCTCGACCCGTTGAAACTCATCGCCCCCAGCCCATTCAGCCCGTTGATAGGCGTTCGCCACGTTGGCCGATTGGTGCCGGTTTGCAATGCGTGCCGATTATTGCCGCTCAGATCCTTCCAGCCACCGATTGGCCCATTGTCGGTTGTGGCTGCTGTGGTCAGTGCGTTGTCGGTGAAGAGCGTGTCCATGCGGCTGGCGTCGAGCCAGAGGGCAGGGCTTGCAACGGGTAGGTCGGCACCGTAATTTAGGTCGAAGCCGTAACGTGATCGAAGGTAAGTGTTTAAATTGATCTCTTCATCACCCGTCAGTTCGCGGTTGCAGACGATGACCTCGGCGATTTTAGAGCCAACTGATCCGACGTAATTCCTGCCGATATTGAAGCCATTTTGAAGCGCATTGTTCGTGGTTGCTATCTGGTTTTGGAGCGAAGTAAAGGTTGTCTTGGTCTTGGTCGAGTTTAGCGTCGCACCTCTGGAGACCTTTGTAACGACGAAATTTGTCGATATTACGCTCTCGCCAAAGTCCCCGAGCCCTGTAGCTCCTGAGATACGGATCTGTTGCCTCGTCGGGTTTGATGGGTGGTTGCATAACTGATGGATCGACCCTTGAGCCAAGTCCCCGATGCCAAACGCACCTGTGTACTGAGCGGCTGCATTGTAAGCCGGATTACGGGAGATGATATAGAAACTGAAGCCGGTCGCTGTCCCGCCGGGGAATAAGGTGTCTTCGAAGTACCTGTGCACCGTTGACGAAGCTGGGAACTCCAGTACCGGCAGCCCATTAATCCCGTTCGCAGCCGTGCGAAACACGCCCCTGTTAGCCGCTGCGGGTTGTGCGAGGTGGTTATTATTGGTGCTCTGGTCGGCCCATGTCGCAACGGCTGCGCCGTCAGTGGATACTGTCAGCCCAGCGTCAGACTTGTACCAGCCGTAAAGCACGGCGTTGGTGAGTGATAACGGTGTCCAGGGCGCGACGGTGGCTTGAGGGCGATACAGGTACTTGGCAGATGGAAGAAATATCATACGATTGTATCTCCCGTGACGATAAACGTGTTCTGCGCGACCACCGAAATGACGCCGATGACAGCATATTGAGCGGCTGTTTTGAGGCCGTTTCGGCCATATAAAGTCACACCTGAAGCAGCTGCAATTGTGACTCTCCCAGTCCCCGCTTGTATAACAGAGAGATTAAACCCTGAACTCAGTCCCGTTGGTAGTGTGACAGTGATGTCAGATGTATTTGTGCAGACAAACAACGCGCCGCAAACCCCTTCAATAACCGTCCAATCGGCGTTTGTCGAGTAGTTTTCACGCTGCGTGCCGCCTCTGCGGATCGGGGCGGAGTTGCAACTGATCGAGGTCGTCAAACAGGCGTCGGATATGATCGCGCCGGGAATTGACTTGTTTGTGAGCGTTTGCGTGCCCGTCAGCGTGGCAACCGTCGAATCAATTGAAACCACCGGTGCCGTCGTACAGGCTGTAACGGTGATACCCGTGCTGCCCGTAACAGAGCTGAGTCCACCACCTCCACCGGAGACGGCCACGGTACTAGCCAACGTGATTCGGCCTTGTGCGTCCACCGTGATGACTGGCACCAGGGTGGACGAACCGTAAACACCGGGCGTTACAGCGGTATTCGTGAGCGATAGCGTCCGACTTGCATTAAGAGCACCGCCGCCCGTCAAGCCTGTGCCGGTTGCAATCGTCGTGGCCTGCAAGGCGTAAGTCGAGGCCGCCGTGGCTGAGAGTAAATAACTGGAAAGGCTTGAGGTTGTTGCGTAGGTCGATGCTGCTGTGGTGATTGATAGATAGGTCGATGCCGCCGTGGTAGCGAGCAGACCATCACTGATGCCATAACCACCCAGAGTGGACGGCTTTCCAGAGATGTTCGCGAAACTGAAATTGGCCGATGGAAGATAGGTCGAAGCGGCTGTTGCCGTGGTCAGATAGACAGTCAAGCTGGACGTGAGCGCGTAAGGCGTGAGGCTGGAAGACACAAGGAAGCCAGACGGATTGCCCGTGAGCGGGTAAGAGTCTGTGATGTTGTAACCAGCCAGGGTAGACGGTTTGCCGGTGATATTGCCCCACGGCATGTTTGTGACAGTTGCAGCGTTAGCCGACAACATCCCGTTGGCCAGCACGGTCAGATTGTTGCCGACGATCACGCCGCCCAATGTGGTGGTTGTGGCTGGAACAGACGACCCGCTGACGCCAGAAGGCCCTTGAACGCCAATTGTCACAACTTGAATATCAGCCACGAGTCACCTCCGGTGAGACTGTCAATGTGCCACTCAAAAGCCGTGTGACCGGGCCACCGCCAAACAGGACTTCGAGGTCGTAAACGCCATCGACCAGATTGGCTGTCACAGCAGGGTCAAGGCTCAAAAGCATGTCCCCGTTGGTCGCATTACTAATCGACAAACAAGCCGATGGCGATACCAGCGAGAGCGTCGTGTTGGCGTCACTGTAAGATGTGCGGACCATCAACCGTGCCGTGCATCCGTTGAGGTTGACTGGCAAGTTGGCAGAGGTCCAATTGATGGTGCGGTTGTAACTGGCACCAGCTTCGATTTCGATCGCATAAGTTCCGGCCATTTATTCCGCCTCCATTTCCGCTTCAGGTGTCTCGGTTTCCGCAGGATCTTCCGGCTCGACAGCCTCAACCGCCGGAACTTCCTCCAGCTCACCAAGGCCCAAAGTGGCACGCGCTTCGTTGATCGTAAAGATGCCAGCCCCAACGCCTGCCGTGGCGATGTCCATCAGCGCCTTGCGGTCCACTGAAAGCTCTTCGATCTGAGAAGTGTCAAACCGCACGCACAGCTCTGGATTAGGCTGCGATGTCACACCACCGCAGGCAATGGGCAGTGTCTGCACGAGTCGAGTGAGTTCACCGGCCACAAGATCGAGAAACGGGATCACAGCATCCCGCCATGACGCCTTGTTGGCCTCAACGAGGTTGCTGTAAGTCTTGCCCGTGTCAGGCTGTTTGAGTGACATAGGTGCCCATCCTAGCACACCACAGATGCGGGCGGTGGCTAAATCGGCCATTTCCGAGACGGATAGATCTTTTGGCGAAAATCCGGGGCTTTTGATGTCCATTTCGGATGTTCCGACGAATGGTCGGCCCACTGCTTTACCGCTCACAGCCCGTGCCAGGTCAGACTGGACTTGCGATAGTTGCAGGTCAGATAGATTGCCGAGCGTTTTGAGGCTGACAATTAGCGATGGCACGCCGGATCGGGATAGTACAGTGGTCTCGTATTGACCGATGATCTTGACTAATGCCATCTCAGCCACAACTGAATCCAGCACCGAAACGCCACGCGATTGGGCATAAGATGACCGGCCCTGACGGTAGGCCAGCATCAATTCGGCGGGAACGGAATAGTTATATGCACGCCCCCAATCACTTCCCATCACTGGATATTCGATTACCTCGTTAATGCTTTCGCCCATCACGGGTCGCATTATCCAAGGCGATGGTATCGGCATCAGCTCAGTGACGGCATTACCAGCGGTGTTGGTGATCACTTGCACGTAGGCGTTGCCGTTATCGCACAGGCTGGCGTAAAGGTGTTCCAGCACGGTGGCATCCGATTCACCCGGTGACGGACGTTGCCAGAGGTATTGTAAAGGGTGATCGACCGGGATAAACCCGCCATCTTCATCCCAATATCCTACCTGCATGATAGCCTTAGTGGAGTTACGTCGCATCGCCTGAATCGCTGCCTGGACCACAGAAACCTGTGTGTAAGGGCGTGCGAGCGTCATGTAATCGTTGCTTAACCCTGTCATCATATCTACAGACCATGATGAGGCGGCAATATCAGCGGTGTTGGCAGTGACGCCGGTCCTCACGGACTTGGTAAACCGGTCTCGGATGTGGTCGAATATTGTTGCCATAGTGGTTTAGGAGACGTACCTGAAGGGCTGGATCGGGGATAAATAGTTGAAAGCATCGGCAGCGGAATCGACCTGGTCGTCATGTTTTCCGGTTGGAAATGAGCACAATTCGTCAATGAAATCGCGGTTCCAGTCGCCGCGTTCCAGCTCAATCGAACCGGATTCAAACGCAGCCGCCATTGGCATTGCCCGCACTTCCTTGGAACCTGTTGGCCGCTTGCTGATGACTCCATAACCTATGAGGTTG